CAGGATGACGTGGCAGTAAATGAAGAAAAGAAAGTGCCTGCGAAAAAAAAGGAAAAGAGGAAGACCAAAGAAAGAAGAAGTACGGAAGTACATCAAAAGAGCTAAAAGAGGTAGACCTCCTGGTGAAGCAGCAAGGATTAAAGAACTAACAGCTTCGCTGTTGCTGACACACTCACAGGCTATCATCAGGAAGATAGTGCATAAGGCTCTGAATGATGAGGATAAAGATCAGATGGCAGCATTGAAGTTATGTGTTGATAGGATGTTGCCAGTAAGTTACTTTGAGGATAAAGGTGCTGGTGGAGGCTCTAGAGCCATTACCATCAACATCACTGGAGTAAATGACAATCCAGTAGAGATGATTGAGCATGAACCTGTTGACGTAGAAACTACCTTGATAGATTACGAAGAAGAAGACGATGGATCTACAAGTTAAGTTACTACCGTGGCAGCAAGAGGTCTTTAAAGACCCTGTAAGGTTTAAGATCATTGCTGCTGGTAGACGTACAGGTAAGTCAAGATTAGCAGCTTGGACACTGATTATAGAGGCTCTACAGACTGATAAAGGTCATGTCTGGTATGTAGCACCAACGCAGGGACAAGCTAGAGATATTATGTGGACTACGCTGTTAGAGCTAGGCCACCCAGTCATCAAAGGTAGTCATGTCAATAACATGCAGATTACGTTGGTGAATGGAACAATGATATCGCTAAAGGGTGCTGATAGACCAGAGACAATGCGTGGTGTCAGTCTTAAATACTTAGTGATGGATGAGTATGCAGACATGAAGCCACAGGTGTTCGAACAAATCCTTAGACCTGCTTTAGCGGATCAGAAGGGTAGAGCAATGTTCATAGGAACACCAATGGGTAGAAACCATTTCTATGAACTGTACAAGTTAGGTGATAGCGGTAAGGATCAACATTACAAGGCATGGCACTTCACTAGCTTTGATAATCCATTGTTAGATCCTGAAGAGATTGAAGCTGCTAGAGGATCAATGTCTAGCTTTGCTTTTAGACAAGAGTTTATGGCATCGTTTGAGGCTGCACAGTCGGAGATCTTTAAAGATGAATGGATTAAGATCTGACGAAGAACCTGAAGACGGTAACTACTTCATTGCGGTGGATCTATGTGGTTTTACGGATTCATCTCAGACGAATAAGACGAAGAATTCTAAACTGGATGAAACAGCGATAGCCATTGTTAAGGTCAACACTAAAGGCTGGTGGGTTGCTGACATACAGTATGGTAGATGGGATGTCCGAGAAACAGCAGTAAGGATTCTAAAGGCTGCTAAGGACTACAGAGTCAATGCTGTAGGGATTGAGAAAGGTGCATTGAAGAATGCAGTAATGCCCTACATGAATGATCTTATGAGGAGATTGAACTACTATCCTCGTATTGAAGAACTAACACATGGTAATAAGAAGAAAACAGATAGGATTGTTTGGTCACTACAAGGACGATTTGAACACGGTAGGATTGTACTGAATGAAGCTGATTGGAATAACAAGTTTGTAGATCAACTGATGCAGTTCCCTGATAGTAAGACTCATGATGACTTAATTGATGCTGTGAGTTACATTGATCAGATACAAGTAGCAGATTGGAATCAGAACTTGAATGAAGAAGAGTACGAAGTCCTAGACACAACAATAGGTTGGTGACAATGAAATTTGAATCTGAAATCACACCTCAGAATGCCCTAGTAGCTTTCGTCATGGATCGCTGTAATGACTGGCGTAACTATAGGGATGAGAATTACATGGATCGCTGGGACGAGTATGAGCGTCTCTGGCGTGGCTTATGGGCTGATGAAGATAAGACAAGGGATACAGAGCGTTCAAGGCTTATTAGCCCTGCCCTACAGCAAGCAGTAGATAACAAACAAGCTGATCTTGAGGAAGCAGTATTCGCTAAAGGTGTCTTCTTTGACATCAGTGATGATGTTTCTGACACAGAAAAGACAGACATTGAACAGATGAAATCCTTGTTGTCAGAAGATTTCAAGAAAGATAAAGTACGTAAGAACATTGGTCAGATCATGACCTTAGCAGAGATCTACGGTACTGGTATCGGTGAGATCATTGTTAAACAGAAGAAACATCTAGCACCAGCAACACAGCCTACAGCACAGCCTGGATTGGCAATGATCGGTGTTAACAAGAATGTCCGTGTAGCGGTAGAGCTAAAGCCTATCAATCCTAGGAACTTCTTAGTTGATCCTAACGCAACCAGCATTGATGATGCTATGGGTTGTGCTATTGAAGAGTATGTAGGTCGTCATGCTGTCATTAAAGGCATGGAAGATGGTGTTTATATGTCCGCTGATCTAGGCGATGCAGCCTTAGACACTGACTTAGAGCCTAATCAAGACTTAACTTACTACCAGAATGATAAGGTTCTCTTGCTTCGTTACTATGGTTTAGTACCTAAGAAGCTATTAGATAACCCTGAAGATAACCTCATTGAAGATGATGAGAAGTATTCAGACATGGTAGAGGCATTGATTGTCATCGGTAATGGTGAGGTGCTTCTCAAATCTGAAGAAAACCCCTTTATGATGCAAGACAGACCTGTTGTTGCCTACCAAGCTGATAGCGTTCCTGGTCGTTTCTGGGGTCGTGGAACGGCTGAGAAGGCCTACAACATGCAAAAAGCTGTTGATGCACAGATACGTAGCCATGTAGACTCTTTAGGGCTTACAGCAGCCCCTATGATGGCTATAGATGCCTCTAGATTACCTCGTGGACAGAAGTTTGAGATCAAACCAGGGAAGAATATCCTTGTCAATGGTAATCCAGCAGAGATCCTACAACCCTTTAAGTTCGGTGTTACGGACAAATCGAACATCGAAACAGCTCAAATCTTTGAAAGAATGATGCTACAGGCTACAGGTACGCTAGATACAGCTAATTTACCTGCTCAAGTCAGTGGTGGTGATGCAGCAGCGGCTGGTTTAGCGATGGCTGTTAG